TTCCTCACCTTTTACACTATGTATTGTAGATAATTTTATTCTTGCAGGTTTCATTAGATCATCGCCGTTCTTTAGAATGGTTCTAATGTACATCTTACTTGACTCTGGAAAGTTTAATATTTCCCAGCTCCCCGCTGCTCGCAACCCGTAGTGCTCTCTCAACCCCTCAATATTAATCGAGTCAATACCTTCTAGAGTCTTGTTGCTTGCGTACCCTCTTACTAGGTGTCCGTCTTTAACTGTAAGATAATCCCATAAATCTTTTAGATCTTCTTTATTAACATAAGCACCTTGGTTTAATCTTATCCAAACTCTATATGCATTGACCATTCTCTTCGGTAAGAGTTCTTGTTGCTTTGCATCAAATCTTAAATTTAAATCATACATATGATCTTTTAATGCAGTCAACATTTTATTCGTTCTAGTCAATACCATCCAGTTACCTGTAGAAAAATCTATGTCTTGGTATGGTATGTCATTATATATTTTACCCTCGGCATCTCTTGGTTCCCATTTTTTTTCTAAACGCTGTGTCATGTGAGGAAAAATAGACTCAGCTAATTTATGTATTGTTCTAGGTACTCTTCTAGATTTTATCTGTGGATCTGTAACACCTTTTAAATTTATAAAGATATCAGGATCTGCACCTTGAAACGTGTAGATGGTTTGGTCATCATCGCCAGCGATGTAAGATCTTTCAGATTTAGATTCTATGTAAAAAAACATTTCCCACTGTAGTGGACTTAGATCTTGGGCTTCATCGAGGAAGACAGTATGAATTGGTGGACATTTATCCTCCTCGACAAACTTGGAAATCATATCAGAATATTCAAACATACCTGTTTGTTCTTTGTATGTAATTAGATCTGCTTGGATTTGTTCGGTTAAATATATATCAGTGCTGTAATGTAGTTCTAATTGTAATGCAGCTTCATCTAAAGGTATTTTTTTATTCTTTGCATACTCAATAATTTTCATATGACTATTTTTATATTGAGGATAACCAGACTCATTAATGTAACTTTCAAAAGATAAGTCAGCACATATGTTTGAAAAGTTTTTAAAACCTTTCCATTTATCTCCCTTCAATAAATGTGTTGAGGTATTAAGTTGTAGTTCTCTACTACCAAAAGCATGCATAGTGCTTACAATAACATTATCATTTGTAATTCTTTTCTTAGCTTCATTTGCTGCAGCATTACTAAATGCAATGTAGGCAATCTTATTAGGATCTGTTTGCTTCAGTTCATGTTCTAGATAATACATTAGTCTATGTGTTTTACCTGTCCCTGGTGGCCCTGGTATTATAGTTCTAAGCAAAAGGTGGCTCCTTCATTTTATTCTTTCTTACAATCGGTTTGTTAACTTCTTGTTGTTCTATTGCAATATATCTAACACTTTTATTATTTATCTTGCCAGGTATCTCTTCTGCTTTAAATAATGTTTCTAATAATCTAGCTGTCTTTTGTTTTGGATATTGTTTATCCGGCCATGATTTAGTTCGTAATAAATATTTCCAAAAGTCTTTAAATTTAAAATAACTAATACCATCTTCTGTATAGGCTAAACCTCGTAAGATATCTTTCCAATCCTTACCTGGTATCTTTGTTGTATAATCTGTAATAATTTCTTTTAGTTGCACATCAATCTTTGTAGACTCTGGAGCTTCGATAGGTATGGTTTCTTTTAATAATTTGTTTATTGCCTTTCTCCATATGTGTTTGCCAATCGGTGGCATAGCTTGATTAATTTGTTCTAAACATTTTAGTGAGAACTTATCCGGTTCGTGTAGTTCTGCTGACTCTACTTCAACTTGTTCATCACCTATAGTTACATAAAACAACGGTGGATCTGAATCATACTTTTGTATTTCTTTTATCTCTGCACCAGGAAGTTCATCGTCACCTACACCATACTCTTGCAGTACACATTTTTTAGAATTACAGAATGATGCAATAGGTTCGTCTTTACATTTGTATTGATAGTCTTTACCGTCTATGGATTTTATAAGCGTATCTATTTCTTTCTTATCTAACGGGGGTTTACAATACTCATCATTGTATTTAAATATTTTCATATCCCAGTCTGTATATCTTTTCTTACAATACACACCAAAGTTATAGATGGCATTGTTTCTTTGGCCATTTGGTATACCTTGTTTAGCGATCGCTATCAAACAAGGTGGTGCACCTTTTAATAAATCATTTGATACTTTCTCTTCTTTAACTTTTAATTTTGTTAACTGATCTTCTGTTAGTTTAACTTTATCATACACCTCAAAAAATTCTTGTATTGTCATAGCTGAGCCATCATCTTTAACAGCATAACGTGTTGTCATTTTTACATTGTGGTAGGGAAGGTTTAAAAAACTACCTGTACCACCTCTATACATGTCAACTTGGTTTTGTTTTGGAAATATCTCTGCTCTAGAATAACCCAATATGGCCGCCATATCTTTTAGTTTACTTCTAAACACAGCTGCTGGTGCAAACTCACCTGTAAATAAAAATACGTGTGCACCACCAGATTTAGATCTACATACAGTTAATGGAAAATTATGTTTCTTTATTTTTAAAATTAAAGCTTTGTGATCAAAACCATTGTATAAATCAATATCTATACAGGCCCATCTACATTTGTTTTGTTCGTTGATAGGTATAATACCTAATGCAGGATCTCTACCTTCAAGATGTTCTTCAAACATCTTTGTTGTCGGCGGTTGTTTAATAATAAAAGATTTAGTTTTGTGCTTACCTCTGTCATCAAACTCATCTGTCTTTCTAGTTTGACCGTAGGCACTAAACGATCCGCCAAATATATCTATAAATTTATCTAATTCTGTCATGTCCACCAAAAAAATGGGCGACATTGCTGCCGCCCATAATAATTATGCTTTGTTTTTAATGCCTTCGTAGAACTTTTTAGCTCGTTCATACATATTAGCATCTTCCAACATCCCAATTTTCTCTACGCTGTAGCCATACCATTGATTACCTTTTCCTGTATTTAATACAGAAGATAATTTATATATGTGGCTAAACGATGGTGGAGTGTAAGGACCATTCTTACCATCTAAACTAATAGACTTCATCATGGAGTTCCATTTTCTGCTGACTTTACCTTGAGATGAACTCATAGATATCATTGCAGTTTCTGATCCCTTATCGCCTGCGATAATTACAAAGTGTTGTCCTACAGTTAATATGTAGTTACCATTTTGTAATCTGTCTTTA